TATAAAAAATGCAAGTGTCTCGTGTTTCCATATTTTTTGGCATAAAAAAAGCCCTAAAAGGCTACGGTAAGAGCGAGTCGGTTAAGACCCTCGTAGCTTCTTAGGGCAAAAATGTTTTCTATTCGTTAATGCTCTTACCTATTAACGTGGTAAATATACAAAAAATTAATTCATTCCTAGTGTTAAAGCTGACATTTAAGTAAATAGTTCTTGTTGGTTTTTCTGCAATACAACTGTTTTTAAATTTGACTTAGCAAGATCAAAATAACTTTCTTTTAGTTCAAATCCAATACCTTTGCGACCCATTTTAACGGCTTGAAATACCTCAGAACCAATACCCATAAATGGAGTAAAAACTGTATCTCCTTTGTTACTATAAAGGTGTATTAGTCTTTCAATAGTATCTAGTTGGAGTGGGCAAATGTGTTTCTCATCATTTTCTTCACGCCCGTTTCTAAATCCTTGCAATGTGTTTGAGTAGTTAATGTCCATCCATACAGGAGATGCGTATTTTTGCCATAAGTCAACACTTAAATCAGTATTGGTAACAGGATTATTTCTTTCGCCATCTTTTCTAAATATCATTACGTAGTCAGGGATTCCAACACGGCTCATAGTGCTATCTTTTTTTACTTGCTTATGTAGCAGTCCAAGTGCCTTTGTTCTTTGCATTTCAATTACAGGGTCTTTCCAAATTGTTACTCTACTTGCATAAACAAATCCAGCATCTTCAAAAGCCTTTAAAAGTAATCCGCTAAAATCTCGCAATCCAATAAAACCGTGTTTGCCTTTTTGAACAGGTAAATCCATACAGTGAACAGCAACATTTCTACCTGACATCATTACTCGATAAAGTTCCTTAATCAAAAAACTAAATTGAATTAGAAATTCATTATAGTCTTTTGAGTTTCCCATATCTTCTAAATGATTGCTGTAAGTATAAAGTTCAGCAAATGGAGGGCTAAATACAGAAAGACCAATACTTTCGCTTTCTATTTCTGGAATTAACTGAACGCAATCCCCTCGCTTAATTTTATACCATTCGTTTGATTCCTCTTTAGTGTCATATTCAGAAATTTTCATAAGTTCATTGTTTAAATTTGCATTAATTGCTTTACTCATTTCTTCTTGCATAATCTCAAATTGTTTTTGTTTATTATCAATGCTTTGTTTTACATTGCTCATAGTATCAGTTGTAATTAAATAGATATTAACTTCATTCTTTTGACCAAATCTATATGATCTCCTTATTGCTTGATATAAACCCTCAAAGCTAAAGTCAAGACTTGCAAATATTTGATTTCTGCAATTTTGATAGTTCATTCCAAATGAAGCAATTTTTGTTTTAGAAATTAAAATTCTAAAATCATTATTTGCGAATCCTAATAACTTATCTTTTTTCCATTCATTACTATCTGACCCTTTTACCTCTATTGCTTCTGGAAGTAACTTTTTAAGCATTTCGCCTTCTTCATTTTGCTTAATCCAAATAATAAAGTTTTCATCAGGTCGGCTATTAACAATCTTTACAACTTCATCTAAACGCTCTTTTTTTGTTAATCTTAATTCTGAATTGAAATTAGTTGCTGAAATTATTGCATCATTAAAAAGTGAGCCGTTATCGCGTTTCGGAGTTTCAATTTGTTTTTCAATTAGATTCAATGAAGGCAAATTATATCCAATCATTTCAAATCCTATATCGTTTGGTTTGTTAAGCATTATTGCCCAACTTCCAATAAATTGATAAAACATTTTAATAGCGTGACCTTTTAGCCTCCATTTAGCAGTTTCTCCACCATCATGAACAAAGTACATTGCTAACATCTCATTACGGCTCATAACGTCTAAAAATTCGCTATGGTTTCCTAATTCCATTGGATCGTTTGGCGAAGGTGTAGCAGTACATGCAAGTTTATAAGGGGTATGACTAAAATTATCAATTATTTGTTTTTTTGTCGCCCCTTCAAAATTCTTTAAAATACTACTTTCATCAAGAACAATTCCGCTATAAATAGAACAATCAATATTATCAAGCTGCTCATAATTTTGAACATCAATATTTGACATTTCAATTCCGAACTTTTTACCTTCTTGTATAGTCTGACCAACAACAGCTAAAGGCGCAAGAATTAAAACCTTTTTATTAGTTTTTTTGTTTACTTGATTTGCCCATTCTAATTGCATTAATGTTTTACCAAGTCCGCAATCAGCAAAAATCGCATATTTTCCAGCTTTTAAAGCTCGTTTGACGATGAATTTCTGAAAATCGAACATATTGCTATTAAGTTCATTTTGATCAATGTCAAATCCACTTAATATGTGAGATTTTTGCTTTGTTTTTAAAAATTCTGTATAGTTCATGTTTTGGTTTTGGTTTTAATAAACCCAAGCAGCTTTTTCGCTCCCTTAAAATCTTTTTATATAACTACTTACTGCTTGGGTGTCGGCTTCGTGCCGGGTTATTTTAATTTCAAATAATTATCAATCTTCTCCATGCACTCATCGAATCCTACTGCGAACTCTGCTAGGTATCCCTTTTTTTGTAGTGTGCTAAGAATCTGCGATTGCTCTGATAAGTGAATGTTTTTTTTGAGTGTTTGTCCATCCTTCAAATATGGCGATTGTCCATCCTTTTTAATCTCCAGAAACAATCCATGATACTTTCCTCTTACCTCGCAAATGAACAGGTCTGGGTAGCCTCTGTGAGGGTTTATCGCCCTGTGCTTTACTGCTTGACCTATTGTCATCTTCATGCCTGCTGCAAAGTCAAATCTGAATATTACCCTTGGGTAAGCCATCGCCATGTACTTGACAATAGCAATGTAGATATTTGCCTCGCTTACATTAGCTCCATTCCTTTTAGTATTCTGCATAGTTCTGAGTAGTTATTATGATATTGTATGTGACACTTAGGCAATGATAGCATATTCTTGTGAATCTTCTCGGCATACATCGCTGTTACCCTATCGTAAGGAACGCCTCTTTTTGTGTGCTTGGCGACAGACTCCCCAGTGATGGTGTAGAGCTTTGTTTTACTCATCTCATTAGACCACCTAGACAAGGTAACATTGAAGATTGCCCTTCTTAAATCAGTCACTTTCTGCTTCTTGGAATCAAAGGAGTCTTCACAAGGGAAGATATCTGATGCAATCCTGACAACTACCTTAACCCATTGGTCTAATGTCTTAGGCTTTTTTACAATCTTATGGGCAGCCTTGTACTCGTTAATTATCAAGATGTTAATCATGATATCGCTTATTGTGCCTCCTTGTATCTGTTGCATACTGCTTGCTCTACTTGATCCCATTGTGTGCTTATGTATTGGTTGATTAATGACTTGGCAATCTCAATCTCTGCATCAGTGTGCCTATAGTACATTATTGCATTTGGGTCTACTATTCCATTTCTTGCCTTGATGTTAACTCCTATGTAGTAGAATTTATCTGGTGAAATTCCTGCAACCATGCTAAACCATACCGCTTGAATATGGTTGTAGTGTGCCATCATGTCATCTTTAAAGTCTAGTATATTCTTGCATGAGGTGGTCTTAACATCGGCAATTATGCCAACCTTATCATTCTTGATATCGTGCATTGCCTTGGCAGGAATTACTCTCCCTAGTATTGATACTTGACTTACTTGAGGCACTTCAAAGGAGGCATCGCTGAAGATTGCCTTTCCTATTGGTGAGGCAAGGATAGATGAGTAGACTGACTTCGCCTCTTTGTCCATCATACTAGGAGATACCTCTAGCAGCCTTTGGTGAAACGATGCGCCCTTACTTAGCGCACCGTGTATCCTTGTCAAGTCTCCGCTGTAGTATTGCTTTATCCTAGATGCTGATAGTGCAGGATAGTAGATGTAGTCCTCTCTAGTCATCTGATTATCTGTGTTTGATGTTGGTATAACTCAATGCCCTTGATTCGCTCGCATCCTACCTTGCTCATCGCCTCTGGCAATCCCTTGAGCAACCATTCAGGGTCGAACTTATCGGCAAGTATAAGCACCTCAACTACCTCTGCCCAGTCTACGAATGTGCCGTCTTGCTTTGCCTTTATTGTGGTGCGGATATTCTTAGGCTGCTCGATGACAATAGAAACTGATTGGTCTATTAAGCTGCCAAGGACATCGGCACTTGTCTCTTGTGATAGCGCTTTTGCTGCCTTTTCCTGCATCATGATGTTTGCTTGTTCTTGCTTTGCCTTTTGCTCATTGGCATACCCTAGCATCATTGCCTTTGCTTTGGCTACGTAGTCTTGAAGTGGCGCGATCGCATCTTTCTCGATGTTCATGATATGCTTCTTTGCATCATCGAGAGGCTTGGTTATCTCTTTGCGATGGTTCTCAATTAACTTGATTGCATCGTTTGCAAGTTTTGCAGTGTATCCTACCTCATCGTGTTGCAGTTGGCTAGTAACCAAATCTGTTGACCTATTAATGTACTTGTGTGCTATTAGCACTTGGTCAGAGTTCACTATCGTAGTGAGTTTGTCTGATAATAGTTGTATTTCGTTCATTGTTCTATGTTGTTAGATTGTGTTTTATTACCCCCTGAAAGCCTTACGTAGTTCTCGAACTCCTCAAGATACTTGTTGTTTGCTTTGGTCAACTCGTGGCATATGTCTGAGAACTCTACAAGCTGGCATTCTAAAAAGTCAATCCTCGCTTTTAGTTTTTCCGTTTGGTCGTATGTATCTAAAGATACTTCTTTAGTAACTTGCTCTTTTGGCTTTATTTGCTCTTTTCGCTGCCTTAGAAGCACGTAAGACATCAATCCTATACATATTACCACAATTACATAAAAAGTGGCTGTAATCAATTCTATTGAGTTCATGTGTTTAAGTTTTTAAAAGGGGCGATTAAGCCCCTAAGTGAATAATTAAAATGGATCTCCGTCTCCTTTTTCTTCTCCAAGTGTTCTCCATAAATCATCCTCTGCCTTGTTTGGCTTTGGAGGCTCTTGTCTTGGTGGTGTAGTTAGCATCGGCTGCTCGTTCATCGCTGCATCCATGTATGCAATAAACTCATCGCTCTCTTTTATTTTATCCTTGATGAAATCAGGCAAGGTGTTAAAGATATCCATATCAGGAGTTGAGCATGAGAAAGCAACTAGAGGGTTTGTTGGTGGTGGGCAAGTCATCCCCTTTGCCAATGGAGTGATAGCAGTGATGTTGGCATAGGTATTATCTCCCTTAGTGGTGTGTACAATGTTTACTTGGCACTCCTTGCCGAGCAAAGAAAAGACATTGAATGATGAAGCCTCCTTGTCAGTCATCTTAATACCTAACCATGATGTTACATCCTTGCGAAGTATTGCCTTCTCGTTCATCGATAAGGTGTACATATTGCGTACATAGTAAGGCTGCTCTCCGCTGCCATCAGTAAATACGGCAGTCTCAAAGGGAGTCTCAAAAAGAAGCTGTACTTTCCTTCTCTTACCGGGGAAGTTACCTCCCTGCTCCGTTGTTCCTAAGTCAATTACTTGGTAGCATCTTGCTACGTGCATACCTTGAGGGCAGATTTTTCTCTCTCCGCTGCCTCCTACAGGCGCAGTTAATGTTGGTGTTTTCATAAAAATATAAGTGTAAGTGATTAAAATTCTACTGTAAGCATTGCTTGTCTGAACTGATTGTTCACATAGTCCATTACCTTGACAAAGACATCTGCATAGTCAGCAACAGCCAATGGAACATACTGGCGCATATTACTTGGCACTCCATGTCTTTCTTCTGTGTGAAACTGTCTCGCTAGTGAGGATGCCTTTGTGTCGCTGCGAACAAACAAGCCCTTGTGTGAGCCGTCATCTACTAGTATTGTAAGCTGACCTGTAACGTGGTTGTAGTGGAAAAATTCAGTTGCCTCTACGTTCTTGAAAATTGTTGTTGTGTCCATAAATGAGTAAGTGTTTAAAAGTTTATAGGGCAAATATACATTCTTATGTAATACAAATTACATTCGATTAATCTATTTGCCAATAAGCCTTTATAACTTACTGTAATACAGTCAACTAAAATTTACAAATCTGTTAGGTTCTTTTTTCTTAATGCCACAAGTAAGGCAATAACAAGGGCAAGTATCACCCAAAGAAAGATATAAGGCTTTGGGTCTCTCTCTCTTATTACCTCGTTACGCTCTGTTAGAACGTGCTTTTCTTGCCATGCGATATGTACTGCCATTGAATCAATTATACACTCACTAACGAGGGTATTAAGGTCTGGTCGTGTTATCTCCATTCTCGCATTGCCCTTTTTAACGGGTCTTGAGATGCTGATGATAGGCACTCTATTTTCATCGCATTCAATCTTGATGGTATCTCTTAGTGTTAACGAGGGTGTGTAGATGATACTATCTCTATTGACTATGCTATCCCTTTTTGTGATGGTTACCACTTGAGGGCAAGTGGCGCATATCTTCTCTCTCTTGCGTTCGGTTACACAAGATGACATAAGTATCAATAATAGAATGAGTACCCTCATAGTTTCTTAATATTATCGAACCTGTTAACTAGTCTTTTTATCTCGTCATTTAAACCTTCAACGCTCTTAAATAGCATCCTAGTAATCTTGTCATCTGGCAAATTGCTCAAATTTATCAAACCCTCGATGTTAGCGATGTGCTTTCTAATGGCATGGTTCAAAGAGAAGTTTATCTTCCTTAGTAGATCATATTGCCTTTTCATCCTTCCGCTGCCATCCTCAAATGAAGGGAATAGGTCAATTCCAATGCAGATATAACCGTTCTTGAAGCTCATTATCTCAAACAAGCCCCAAGCATAAGTGCCATCACTCTTGATTGTTCTTGCCTCGATAAACTTAATACTGTTGTGAGGTTGCCTTTGTAACCTTAATGCAGCAATCTCAACAACTTTGATGTCTTTAATGTGCAAGATATCATGCACCCTTAATGGGCAGATATGCTCGAATGAGTCTTTGAAATGTTTATTGGCATCTACTACTATGCCGTCTACATCTGTTTGAATGAAGTACCAATTTTTGCTGTTTTCCAGTAGAAGCATAATGGCAAATTTAATGCATTATTAAATAGGTATTAGCCCTCATAATATCACACCGATAATATGTCTTTTATCATTCTATTCCATCTAGGTATTGACTTATAAATATAAGCAGAGGTGATGCATAAGGCGAAGAATAGGTTAAAGCCTTGAGCAGAAGTATCTAGCGGATATCTTGAGTGATTGACAACAGTACTAGGCTCAATGCTAAAGGTGTATTTTTTAGCACTCGGATAAATGGCTGTTGATGGCTGTGTTTTGAAATACATTATTTGATTTGGCAACTCTTCCCACTTCCCATCCAATGTAAGAGAGTCACGAACCAAGCCCTTATGATAGCCATCAAGAGACATTCGCACAGATACTGCCGAGAAGGGTGTATCTACAGGCGTTGCCCATACAGCGCATAAGTGCGACATCTCAGCCTTGTATATTAATGACTTAGGAGCAGGTCTTAAAATAACAGTAGTGTCACGATATGTTGCACCACAAACGACAATAGGGTTCATCTGATCGAACTGAACCGAATCAGCCAATAAGGTGAGATACCCTTGTGTCATTATTGTATCTCTATAGGGATTCATCTTCAGTAGTGTTTTTCTTAAATACTCCAAGAGGGTCTATCCTTCTATGGATAAATCCTCCCGACCATAGCAGTATTGCACCCACTGATGCCGTGTATGGAGATACCATCTCAAAAATAACAAGCCATGTAAGTATGGCTATTGACAAGCCTCCAAAAGTACCACGCCAATACTTAGCAATGATACGAGCATAAATAACACGCTTAGACATGACCCTATCTTTTTGGTAGGTAGAACATAAATGATTTGTCGTTAACACGTCTTCCGAGTAGGTCATATCCTCCTTGTGGTGCGCTAATATACGGAATGTCCACGTATACGATTTCTGATATGTGAGCATTGCCATTGTAGTCAAGCTCACGAACGGCAAAGTAATGCTGCCCTCCAATGTTAAATGGTATA